CCGTCCTCGATTAGCTTAAAAACTTTATACGACTTAAACGCATTGCCCGCGTTCGGCCCTTCGGGGAAGTCGGAGAGGTAGATCTCGGAATACCCGAGCCCCGCATCGTCGAGGAAGAACTTCGTCTCTCGGAGTCGGGACTCTTGACGGGAGGAGACGACGACGATTCGATCGCCCTCGGCGACGCGTCGATTAAGTGCAGCGATAAGCGGTTCGTTCGGTTCCCCGTTTAGATCGATCGTCCCGTCGACGTCGATAACAATAGAGCTCACGGGTTCGGCTGCGTATGCAGGATATCGAACGTACGAGTACCGCTCGCAGCTACCGCGTAGGGTTTATCTTCGTTGTAAATGGTTAGCACGAACTCTCGACTATGCGGAAGTTCGTATCCCGTTGCGGTCGTGACTCCCGCGCTGCCAATATGAATTGCCGCGCCGGAGTTATTGTGAATCGAGAGAATGCATACGTCCGCTCGGCAATAAAACGAAAGGGACGCCGTATCGGTCGCAGTTCCCTTCGTTACGGAGAGGCTCATTCGTTAAGCGTTCGGGTCGGTCGATACCGTGACCGGAACGGCTCCCGTATGCTTGACGTCGAGACCGATAATCTTCGCAGCGTCCGCCGGGTCGTATCCCGCACGTACGAGGATTCCCAAGATATCCGCTTTTTGACGTGCAGCGGCGAGGTTAGCGTCCGCTTCGTTTAGCGGTTGACGGTATGCGTCGGCGGCTTGGTCGTCGATCGGCGAGAGATCCTCACTTCGTCGAATTTCTGAAACGCTCAACCAACCGGAAGCGAGCCCCTTAGCGTACGCGTTATAACGAGCCTCGGTCGAGCCTCGAAGAAGCGCGTCCATATTCAACTTTACGAATGCCTCGGGAAGCGGGATTAGCGTCGAGAGTGCTCGCTCGATAAGCTCCGCCAATGGCCGCAGCGTAAAGCGGACGAAGTCCTCGGAAAGCTGCTCGACCGATCCGTACGACATAGCACCCGGAGTCGTGACCGCAAGGAGTGCGGGAGGCACTCGGTAGATTCGCGCGATCTCGTTAACCGTGAACTCTCGCGAGCCGAGAAGTTGCGCGTCCTCGGGACGGAACGAGAGAGCTTTAAACGTCGCGCCGACGAGGACGCCCGGAGTGTGCATATTCGCTCCGGTGTGATGACGAATCCAACCTTCTTTAATCGCTTTCACTTGGTCGGGAGTCAACGAAGAATCGGCGACTTCAATTACGCCGGTCGGAGTGCTACCCGTTGCGAAGAAGCGTTGCGCGTACTCCTCGACGGTAAGCCCAAGGGCGAACGTATTCCGCAGCGCGTCAAGCGGCGAGAGTCCATAGTCCGCACCCGGGAGACGGATAAGCGGGATATGAAGAATCGTTTCGGAGCCGAAGATCGTTCCCTCGACTTGGTCGGAGTTACGGACGATATATTGCAGCTTCCCATTCGTTCGCGTAATGGTGACCGACTCGGGGTGCAGCACTTTCACCATTAGCGGTTCGAGCGTCTCGGGGTCACGTGGGGCGTATACGTATGCGTTCCCCGAGAGCATTAACGAGGTTACGATTTCCGAGATGACCGATTGAATCGAATACGAGACTTCGTTCGGTACGGGTTGCAGAATCCAATTCGGCTTGACGCCGCCGGGTCGATACGGTCGGCGTTGACCCTGATCCCTGCGATACGCGTCGAGCGGCATCGTCGAGGTTAGGTCGGCCAAGATCCGCACGCACGCCCAAGCCGTCGAAAGTCCGAGGACGGACTTCGGGTCGACGCGTTGAATCGTCAACGAAGGGACGCGGTCGAACGCTTGCGGAAGAAGACCAAGCCCGTTTAGGTTTCGTGCCTCGGAGCTCCCCGAAAGAATGCGACGAATAACGCTCACTTCTTACCCCTTGCATATCCGATTGCGATTAACGAGATCCCCGCGAGTCCGATAATAATCGCCGGGTGCAGAATCCACGCGGCGACGAGAAGGAGGGCGATCCCTGCGAGTTCGATAACGTTCGAAATCATAGACTAAAAAACCCCACGCTACGAGCCGGCTTCGCGGCTTCCGATGCATAATACCTCGCCCGATCCAAAGCCATACAAAGAGCTACCGCGCAGTCAATTTTTCGGGGTGATGATCTCCCCTCTTTTGTGAGTCGAGGCCCGAAGCGGTCGATCTTAATTCGTGCATTGTCGACGTGACGGGCAAGAGCAGCGGCGAGCACGGGTTCCCCGCCCCACGTAAGCGAGCCCTGCGTAATCGATTCGAACGCGGCTTGCGTGCAGTTCACCATTCGGGAGGCGGATTGCGGGTACTCGGTAACGTTCATTCCCTCTTTCTCGAAGCGTTCGAGGGATCGTTGCCAACGATACGGGTCGGCGGCAAGCTCGACGATCTCGTACTTCGACCGCAGCGCGAGGACGGCTTCCTCGACGTCTCCGATATCGACGCGCCAATGCGGGTCGTCGAGCGGACGTTCGTAGACGAGGAGCGGTTCGATATACCCGTCGAGCGTCGACGCTACGAGGACTGAACTATCTCCGTCGAAAGAGCCGTCCCACGCGGCGACGATCTTCTCCCCCGGTTGCAAGCGTCGATCCGTTCGGCACTTATCAAAGACGCCCGCGGGAAGCCACGCCGCCGCCCCTGCGGTAATCCAACGGTTAAGACGCTTCGTCTCGAACGCGTCGCGCGGGAGTGACTTAACCGCGGAACTAAAATCGTCGGGGTCGAGAAAGTCTCCGTACGCGGGGTTCGCAGTCTTCCACGCTTCGGGCGTATCCCATTCGAGAGAGTCGGGAGCGTGGAAGTATCGGAAGTAAAAAGACTCGTCTTCGATCTCTTTCGATTCGAGCCGTTGACCGTATTGGAAGAGTCGATAGCAAATTGAATCCTGACCCTTCGCGTCCGTCTTTGAACCCGCGGTCGAGATCGCGAGGACGAGCGGATTCTTTCGCGTACCGGAGCCGAGGTTAACCGTCGCCCAAAGTCGGTCGTTCGGTTGCGTATGCAGCTCGTCGAAGATAAGAGCGGAGAAGTCGTACCCTTCCGCAGCGTCGGAGTCGGAGGAGAGCACGCGGAGGACGGAGCCCGTCTCGGGATATTCGATCACGTCGCGGAGGACTCGCAGCTTCGACGAGAGCACCGGGTCGAGTTCAACCATACGCGCGCACTCGCGAAAGACGATTCGGGCTTGGGCTCGATCGGACGCGACGACGCCGACGTACGCGCCGACTTCGGTAAAGAGCGAATAAAGAGCGATTCCCGAAGCGAGGAGAGACTTCCCATTCTTCCTCGGGAGGAGGAGAAGCCCGCGACGCTTGCGGCGTCGACCGTCTTCTTTAAGCTCGAAGAGTTCGTCGAGGATTTCCTTTTGCCACGGTCGGAGTTTAATTAACTTACCCGCACCGTCTCCCTTCGAGAGTCGGCAAAACGTCTCGATAAATTCGGCGACGAGCGGCCCTTCGGACTTAGGCTCGACGCGCGGCTTTAATGATCGCTTCGAGCTTCGCGGTTGCGGAGTTCGCTCCGTCATCGATCACGCCTCGCAATCCCGAACGAGCCGCCGGGGTTAAGCCCAACTCTCGCGCGTACTTCTTCACACTCTCCGCATTATCGCGGACGATTTGGTGCAGCGGGTTTTTTACGAACTCTCCCGCTCGCCCTTTCAAGAGAGGCCCCGTCTTCGCGAGCATCGCTTCCGCTTCAACATAGCGGACGTACGCCTCGCAGTAAAGCCGAAGGATATCTCGATCCGCCGACGTTAAGACGCCCGTCGATCCGAGAGCGTCGAGGATTCTTTCCCATACGACGCGAGCCTCGGGGCGTAGATCGCTCGGAGGAGCCATAGATCCGCCCGCGGGAATCGGCTCCGCGTAATTGATTACGCTCGGACGCGTCTCCCCGGAGAGGAGCTTTAATCTCGTCGGCTTCGGTTGTGGGCCTCGGCTACCCACGAGGAGCGAACTCCTCGCCGCAGCTCGGGCAAGTTACCTTCCGCTCCGGCTTCGACGTAGGGTTTACGACCGCGTCGAGGACGCCCGCTTCGGTTGCGACGGACGAGAGGAGTTGCATAACTGCGGCTTCTCCCGACGTGACCCCGTCGAGGAGTTCGCGAAGTCGAGCCGAGTCCGCATAGGCGAGATCTCCGACCGGGTCGTACGTTGCGAGGACGAGCCGCTCCTCCTCCTCGGAGAGTTCGACGTAAGAGACGGGAATCGCTTTCTCGTCTCGGGAGAGAGCGAGCTCGACGCGGAGATGACCGTCGACGAGGTGACCCGTCGTACGGTTCACGATCACGGGAGCCACGAACCCGACTTCGTCGAGCAGCGCGAGCAGCGCGTCTCGTTGACGGATAGGGTGACCGCGGAAATTACCGGGGTTCGCGAGGAGCTGCTCGGGATCTTCGGCCCCGATTCCGACGATCCGATTTCGTAGCGGCTTGTGCATTCGCCGAGTGTAGCGGTTCGAGTTCCGAACCGAAACCCGTTCGGTAACAAAAACCGAAAAACCCCCCCGACCGTCTGCGGCTTAG